AATCTCCCAGTGTCAAAATTGTAGTAGCTACTACCTGCAGGTCCAGTCAGGCCGGTGTAACGACATTTGAGCACAGCCATTTCAATCACGTTACGTTGAAAATCATCTTCCTCTTGTAGGTTTCTTGCAAAGGCTATTATATCGAAGCTTATTTGTTTAATACTCCCTGAGTTATGTGTGATTATGTGGTTTCCTAGAAGAAATCTACCATCTCCATCCAGCAAAAAACCATAGTAATCTTCTACACCTAATTTTTTTATAGTAAAGCCTCTTTTTAATGAGTCAGCCATTCTTTTTGAATGATTTGGTTTTTGAGTAGGAATCTTCCCAATATCCCCTGACACCATTACTTGAAATATGATACTACCATTCGATGAATAGTTGCTAGAAATAACTTGTTGTCTTATATTGCTATATAGTCCTACCGATCTAGCAATATCTTTTACATTATTTGCTAACACTTCATCTTTTTGATAAAAATAAAAACTTTCATCTCGCTTAGAATATGAACCATCAGTGTCAAGTAAACCTGCTAATAATTCTAAACGATCTCCGATAGAGCTGTATCTATAATCAAAAGGAATATGTTTATTTTCATAGACATTTAAATCTTTCAATTTGTTTAACATCTCATCCTGCTTAGGTGTTACAAAATTGAAGTACTCTCTATTTTGATCCTTAGGTGGTGATAGTGTTGCATTAATTTCGCTTGCAACTCTTTCTACAATACCTAATTTACTAGCATCCATAATCCTGAACGCAGATTTGGAACCGTTTCCTAACCAAACACCTAAAGAATAGGGTGGAATGATCAGATCCTTTTTAGACAACTCATAACCTTTAGAGTAGTGCTGTTTACATCTATACTTAAAACTTTCTGTTTTATTCAAGAACTCTTTAACAGATATATCAAACATTACATTGTTGTGTGATAGTGTGAGGATATGATCTTCATTACAAATAAAAGAGTCTCTTGAAGCCTTCATCTTAACTTCATACATTTGCTGGGAGCCTCTGATTAGCTTTAACACTTTTCTGGATTTACCATCAGCCCCCATCAGTTCATCACCAGCTTGGATATTTTGAATAGTCTCAACAATTCCATCATACATAATTACTTCTGTATCATATGCCAGACATCCTTTTATGTCATCTAAATTAGGCATCCTCCCTTCTTCAAAAGCTTTGCCCGTGTTTGTGGTTTTTCTGAGATGCGATACCAATCCAATCCACACATTATGTCTTTTTACAAATCTCAGTAGATCATTCATGATCTTGTCAATTGCTTCATTACCAGACAGACCTTCCGTGCCTTCAGACACCAAAATAGTAATATGATCAATAATAATATACTTGCACCCTGACAGGGCCATGTATTCAAGCTTATCAATTATTGACTCATTTTTAAGGCTACCTTGATGATCTAAAAGCATGTATCTATCTTTACCAAATACTTCATCAAATCCTGGTTTCAATACTTCAAGTGTCAACTCTTCCTTGGCAGGGTTCTTCTTTAGAATCATTCCTGAAAGTTTCCTCGCGGTCTCAGCAGGAGATTCCTCAAGAGAAACTATACCAATTTTGTCTTCTGTTTCTTTCTGCATTGAGAGAGCTATCTCTCGCATAATGGTACTCTTCCTGATGTTTAGTCAAGTGCGTTAGGCTTGACCCTATAACGATGGGTTCCGTCTGTATAGTAGACAATACTATGAATATTTAGAGCAATGTATTTCTTCTTGTTGCCTCTGATTTCTAAATCCCAGAGAGCATCCTTGTAAAATAGAATATGACGCGTGCTCTTTCGAGCTTTCTTTCTGATTATTAAATGCATCATATCTTCCTCGACAGTAAAATTAGGAAGCAAATCTCCAGTTAACTTTTTGGATATTGAAAAATCTTCATAACTCTTATCTTCTTCGAAGACTCTTAATTTTAGACATCCAGAATATTCAGACATCTTTAAAATACTTTCCATTAGAGGTTTAGCTTTAAATACACTCATTATATTCTCCATCATTAAATTTAGCTGCATGTTATCATGCAGAGCAGACTATATCATCAACTTAATAAACAACACAGTAATCTTTGTTTGCATATCTTAAGTTGTCTCCTGTTTCCCAGACACTTGCCCAGTACATGATAGCCGTTGAACCTTCTAACACCACCAAGTATCAATTACAGCTTCTTTTAAATTAGCGTCCATATTGCCTCTTTTGATGGTGTAGCTTGGCTGCTGATTGACCCTAAGGTTATCCCAGCAATTAAGGAGATTCTAGTACGTCATCGCTGACGTAAAGGGCAGAGTTTTATGAGCAAGGCTCTTTCTACCACAAGAAGTACCACTTACGAATAATGCTATCTCGCCCAGTCTGGCACCCTTCGTTTTCATATTTACACCATCTATACACGAAGGATACCTTACTGATGTCTTTGAATTGTACTCAACTAACTGGTCCCAAAGAGCTTCCTTGGTGATTATGCCTGAAGGTATGTAAGGAGCTGCATCCCAAATACAACCCAGAAGCTTTAAACTATCACCTTTTTGAAGCATTTCATTGCAATCATTCATAGGCAGCTTAGCAATCTTCACTTTATCGACTCCGATAATTTTGATTGCTTCAGCTTGAGCTTTCCAACCAGCCTCATCTTCATCAAAACATATAACCACTTCTTTAAAAGATCTAATCCACTCTCTTTCAGCTATAAGAGATTTTGTCATTGACGATGATGATAAGGCCACTACAGGGTATATTTTATTATATTTTTCTTGGGATGCTTGAGCAACACTAAGAGCATCCATCTCTCCTTCACAGATAATAAGTCTCTTTCCACCACCTGAGAATTTATTTTTTCCAAATAATCCTGATGATTTGTTTAACCACACAAAATCTTTTGGAAGTCGTCTTACTTTGTAAGCACCTTCATATGGGTAATAGTGTGCATTAATCAGGCCATCTTCTCCATATGTTACATGTACACCAAAAAATTGATTTACTGCCTTAGTGATACATCTTTCTTTAAAGCCTCTTATAGGAAATTCTGCTACAGTTTCCAAAGAAAGTTTTTGTCTTTCTGGTTTTCTTGGTGCTGTAACTGTAACTCTTTCTTTAACTTGCTCCTTAGAAAAGTTTTTATTACAACTAAAACAATGTGCATCTCCCTCTTCGTATACCTGCATCGCATCAGAAGAATTACAGGAAATACATGGCTGGTTATGAACAACTACAGTACTCACGGTTTCTCCTTCAATATTGTAATTAAGAGCATTCCATTCAGTATACAAAGCATTTGGTCTACATTATCAAAAGAGTGATTATGAACCATTGTATACATACTATAGCACATCAAGCTTACTACCAACAATGTGAGAATTCCAATAAAATGATTCAAGCATAATCTCCATTATCATCACGCCAAGTTGCTGAATTATTGGGATTCCAAACTTCACAAATCTTAACCCAGCTCTTCTCGTAATTATTCTCTGGCAAGATGCCCCATCCCCTTAAATTATATGTTTCTACAGGTCCACCTCCTTGTTCTATCCAAGATATCCAATCTAAGATATCTTTTTGTACAGGAGCTCCATCAGGATAGAAAAATGTCGAATAAGCTGAGTAACTCTCTGTAGGATATCTAAAGACAATTTCTTCAGTTTCTTGTCTCCTGTATCTATATAATAAATCTAATTTTGCCAGCATATTTTCAATATTTTTGATATCAACTTTTGTAGTTCCTGCAAAAATAATACCAATATCTCCTATAGCTACTGTTCCATCTGTTCTAAGGTATGCTTTAGATGAGGCTTTTAATAATGCTTCTTGGTAACTCGTAATTTTCTTATAGACACAATTTTTACAAATAGTGTATTTGTCTGTTAAACTTTTGCATCTCTCACAATCAAATAGAGTTTTATCACTGTGTTGTACTCCCATTTAATCTCTCCAGTATGTTATTAAGGTTTTTCTTATGTCTATTAGTGATTCCTTCAGAAACATTCCACGATATTGCCTCAATTCGTTTATTGTACCAATTGTCTTTTGTGGGTGCTTCAACATAACATAGACTCCATGTCTCGGCGTATGCTAGAGCACCTTTCATACGATACTCTTCAATACAAATAAATTCGAATTCTTCTTTTGGACGCTCTTTAAAATGGGCTTCAAGACATTTGGAAGAAGATACATATTTTTTCCAATTTGATTCTTTACCTTTATTTAGTCTACCATGTCCTTCATAGAATTTTTTTCCTAAATAAGCGCAATTAAGAACTTTATCATAAATTACATAAATAAATCCTACAAAATTTTTATAGCCCATTTGATGTTCGAATTGCCAATGGCCATTTTGGGTGTAGACTTGGGGAGATACAAAACGTATTTTTGAAGTATCTTTTATGGGCTTTTTATTTGACTCATGTAAGTTTAAGCAAATATTACCTATTTCTAGATGTTTAAATTGCATTTTGTCTCCAATATGGACAGTTAATTTTAATACTCCTAAATCTAAGACACCAATCAGATTTTGCATGATGTGAATAAAAGCATGTGTTACAAATAAGAATTTGTTCTTCTATATCTGTCATTTATTTTCTCCATTCATCTATTCTGTTGCTGCATGTAATTTCTCACAGCAACTCTTTAATTATAGGCCAATCCATGGCACAAAAATAATCACTTGAGTGTTTCTGGAGATATACCATTTTGGCATTAGAGAGAAACCAATTATGCCATTCGTCTCCATAAGCTCTCATGTACTGATCAACCACAACAAATTGCATTTCTTCTTCGTTTTCACATGGGTTGAGTAACTTAATAGCTGTTTTTGGACCTAAGCCAGGTATTCCTGGAATATTATCAGTAGGATCTCCCTGTAAGATTTGTCCATAAAATAGTCTCATTCCATCTTCTTCAGAAACTTCTATCTGTTTCAAAGGCACCATAGCCTTTGGAGTTCCATGAGCTAAGATGCAATGTTTTCCAGGAATACATCTTAAATCTTTATCAATAGAAACTACAACATAATCCCTATCAATACTTTTACACTCTTCAGACCAAATACGTAAAAGATCATCAGCTTCTCTACCGTGCGCATAAATAGCCCCAAATTCCTTAACTGCAAAATCTCTTAAGATGGGGACAAACAAATTTTGATGGTTAACATCTTTATGTCTGTTTATCTTGTATTCTGGAAATAATAAGTCTCTAAAGTTATCTTCTCCTTTTACAGCCATTAAGTAGCTGTCCACCCAAAGTGTTTCGAGTATTTCCTTAAGTTGTCTTCTGAAATTCTTTTTGCATTCCTCTAAGTATTCTTCATCCTCCTCTTTTGTGAATTCTAAAACTTCTTTTTTTCCATCATTCGTGAGAGTTATTAGGCGAGTGTTCTCTTCAACTACTTTACCATCTTCAAAGAAAAGATCCACAAGAACTTTTTTCTTCCATCTTGAAGTACAAGCTTGATAGCATAGAACATCTCCATCCAATAAGGCTATCATTCAGTATATCTCCCTTTTAAGTGTTATTTATCATACCTTTCGAGTAATCTCCATGCAAACTCAATAACCTTCTTTTGTTCTTCTTCACTACATGAATTCCAAATATCATCAATCTGTTCTTGTGTGAGACCTGCAATATAGCTATTCATGAAGCATACCAAGGTTTTTTGAAATTTGCATATGCTCTTTTATCCTACCACGCTTCTCTTTAAACTTTTTGTAACAACTTGGGTTATCCTCAATACTTAAGTCCATTCCCTCTTCTAGCAATATTCCAAGAACAGCCCACACATCAGCAATTTCTAATCGCAACCTTTCAAAATTAGTTGTTTCATAGCAATCAGGTCGATGCTCAGGTGTGAACTTTATACACTTAGAAAGTTCTTTTTGGACTTCTGACAGTTCCTCCATTAAGTCTACTAAGAGATATTGTATTTTATTCATTGATCTCCTTTGTTAACATATTTATAATTTTCTCTATGGCTTTTGTCTTTGATGTGTAAATGCCTTTAGGAGTATTATTAGTTTTATCCCAGATGATATACTTATAATTCCTTATGATTATTATAAGATCTCTCATAGTATTCCTGCAAAAAGATTTTCAAGATTATTTCTTATAGATCTTAAAAGGTATAATCTATCTTTGCTAACCTTAATTATGTCATTCGTCTTATTGAGATCACTTCCTAAATATCGCTCTTCATTTGCTATGATATTAGACTCTTTTGCGATTTCTGTGCATAATCCTCTAATCACTTCTTGTTGGCTTCTTGTCATTTCACACTCCAAAAGTTATCTCTATTCAATGATGCTAATAAGCATTTCTGATAGGACTCTCTAGAGATCCATTAGCACCAGTTTTGCAATATTGCTATGCTTTCATGTTCAAAAATTAGTTTGTTATTGACTTCTTTAACGACAGTATCTTGGAGTTGTAATACGTGGAAATAGCTTAGATTTTTCTTGAAGATATTTTCGTAATACATTTACTGAAGGAGGTATCTTTTTTGCTTTATCTAAACAATCTAGTATCATATCAAATTCACAATCCAACATCTTTCCAAACAACTTCTCAGCTTTAGCCTTTGTCATTATTTCTCCTTTATGTTTATTATCATCATTATACTTTTGTAAGATATGTCTAATTTAAATTCATAGTTTTCTTTACAGCCTACAACTTTACCTACATTGTAGAAATCATCTTTGGGTACTAAAACTATAGAATCTTTAGGAATCTCTTGGAGAGACTTATAAACATATATCTTACTCCAATTGTTAAAGTCTTTGAAACGTACACCTATTCCGTACATCGATATCGCTCTCTCAATTTTCAGTTGTCTCTTGAATAATTGGTTACCTCTAAATTACTTTTCGGTATTCCTCTAATTGCTTTTTAAAATTCTCAATGACATCATTTGGTGTAAGTTGATTCCCTGAAATAAGACAGCCACCTTTAAATTTATTATTATGTATTGATGCATGGTATGTCTCTGAACCATCACTATCTATACCATAGTCCGTTAATTCAGCTGTACTTTCTGGAAATAATTTTTTAAGACTTTTTCGTAATTTTCTAAGTTCTTTTAGCATTGTCCTGCCCCAAGTATAATTTTTAAGAGAGAGTCATTATTGTTATAGTATTTTAACTCTATCATTTTACCTCCACAAAGTTTAATTGATAATTACACTTTTCCAATTCTACAATAAAAATTGCTTCGTTGCAACCTGGCTCAGAAACTTTAATTATATTAAACACTGAAGAATCTTCACTATTACTACAATAATCTCTTACTAAAGACTCTAGGCATGTAAAGCCATCTTTTATTACGTTACCTTCAGTAAATGTAGCTACAATTTCAGCAACATTTTCCTCAGATACAAAGATTACATGTGCATACAATTTTTTATTTGCAAATTCTGAGCATATCTCTTCAAAGTAACTCATCTAAATCTCCTTAATGAACATCAAACCAAGTATCTCCAATTTTACCTGAGCCGTCCATTATGTTCACGCCCAGAAGCTTCGGACCCTCTTTGAAACTGTTCTTACCTATTTCAGCTGCTCTAACTGAATATTCCTCAGGTACCATCATGTCTAATTCATCATGATAAAATATGAGTGGAACATAGGGTATTCCTTCTTTTTCTAATTGTTGCATTGTAAGCATCACAGCAGTACTACATGTAGACTTTTCACAAGCTTGAAGAAGATATACTAAGAGTTTATGAAATGAATCTACATACACACGATTTCCAGCTAATCCAGGTATGTAACCATCACCAATCTTACTCGTACTTCCAAAAATTCTGTCTAATTTGTCTAACAGGTTTTTAAATCCTGGAATAACTTTCAGAAATATCGTTTTGAATTCATTTCCCTTTTTAACATCAATATTTCCGAAAATATAACTCCAAAGTTTTCCACCAGATCCACCAAATAATAAAGCATAAAGTATCCTCTTTGCAGTAGGTCTTGGCACAACGTGATCAATGCCCATCTCTTTTAAAGCAGCTGTGGCCTTATCTGCATTATATTGATGTATATCACCATTCAGAAGTATATTAGTGAAGTCCTCATTACCGAGATAATGTGCTAATCCTCTAGCTTGATTGCCAGCTGAGTCACAACCTATAAGCTTCCATCCAGGTCTACATTTAAAAAGTTTCCTCATTTCTGGTCCCCAAGGACTTACAGCTGAACCATCTTTATTAAGTTCTCCAGAAGGTACATTCACGATTATGCTGTGACGCATCCTCATACTGGGGGTGCCTATCGTCATACAGTCTCCGTGGAGGTTACCGTCCGAATCTACTTCCTTCAACCAAGTCTTAAGAATAGAAAAACGTGAAGATGCAGTTAAAAATTCAGTGTACAGCTTGCCATCTCCTCCCAGAAGCTCAAGGCTGTCTTCAGTGATCTTTGGAGACATTCTTTTCTTTTTTCTGGGATTATCCGGGTCGGTCTTCCAGTTGAACTCTGTAGGAACCCACCCATGTTTAAATAAGAATAACTTCACATCATTCGATGAAGATAGACTGAGTGGCCGAAACTCCACTCTGCAAAATTCACCCAAAATCTGGCGGTGGCCGGGTGTCCCGTTTAGCCCAGAATCATCCAAACCTGAACAGGGGTCAACGCCGAACCACCTTGCCGTATGAGCATCATAGAGGCCCTCACGTGTCCACTTTGGGCGTTTTACTAGGACTTTCTCATTAACTTTATCTTTAGCTATACATCTGGAACCAAGCTTAGATTGGAGTGCATTAATAGCTTTTTGAAGTACTTCTTCAAGTTGTTTATAAAGAATCTCTGCAGCTTCCACATCGAAAGGCCATCCATGAAGAGATGCTTCGGAACACCATTTGGCAACGTAGTGTTCAGCTTTCATGTACACCTTAATAGAAGGTTTTTTCTCCGCCAGAATCTTGAACTCTTTCAAGACCACTTCATACACTTTGGAGTTCACTTTGACGTCTTGTCTACAATAATCAACCATCTCTGGATGGAATTGTTTGAACTCTTCTCCTTTCGGACTCTTTTCTTCAATAAGCCCAAGCTCAATACATCGACCTCTCCAATCTATCTTTTGTTCACCCAAAAAGTTACCCCATACTTCGAGGCTGTGACCTGCATTAAAGAATCTTCGATAGTCGAGTAACTGGGACATTATGAGGGTATCATGACAATTGCATTTAACTTCGTAACCATAAAGCTTTTTGAGTATGTAATTATCATAGCCTAAAATGTTGTGCCCAACGAGAAGAGTGGCTTTATCGAAACACTCCATCCAACTCGTGTCACCTTCAAGCCATGTTAGCTCTTCTTGCGTGTTCAGATTCAAAGCATGGATTACCCAAATTCTGGTGGCATCTTTGAGAAGACCGTTAGATTCTATGTCGTATATCCACTTAGACACAGCAATCACACAACATAATTTCTACAGCTGATAATAGAAAGTAATCTTCCTCTCCATCAGAATCTAAACCGGAGAAGCGTACTGCCTTCAATTCATGCTCTGCAATATCTAAGTCTTTGCTAATAGCAAGTTTCAAAATGTTTTCAACTTCTTGTCTTGTTAAACTTATATGCATTTCAACCTCTTATATTTGGATCCATAAAAAGTATCACAAAGAATTCCTCACCTCTGCCCACAGCACCAATGTCCTCAACAATTATATCTAATTTTGTCAAATCTTTTTCTGGATCGTTTAAATCTGCATCACCAGAATAACCTTCTAGTATAGTCATTTAGTTTCCCAACGATTCATGGACATCTTTAGCTAATACAGTTT